AGAAGAAATTAGTCAGGCTACTGTTGCAGACTACAACAAGTATATTCTCGACCAAATAGGATTGTCTAAGGATGATATTTTTGGCAATTTCATCCTCACTGCTCGTAAGTACAAATCATTCCTTGCCAGCTCTGACAAAGAGAAAAAGGAACTTATCAATCGTTTCAGTAATGGCGTTATGGTAGATCAGTCTATTGAAGACCTTCATACCGATATGGAACCTATTGAAACCGAGTTGAAAGAAGCCGAAAAAGAAGTTGCTATATGTACCGGTCGTGTTGAAGCTCTCAGTACTGAAATAGAGAAAGCCATCAACGAATCCGCAGAGCGCAAGGCTTCTAACGAGTCGCGCATAAAGAACTGGGAGGATTTAATTACCCAGAAACGTGCCGACATCCGTACAACCAATGACAATATTAATAAGATTGATGACAGTCTTGGTGGTTTGGACGCATTGGATGATACAATGCAAAGTCTTGAAACGAGCGACAAAGACATCAATGAGGTGCTGGGTATGATTGCAAAGTCTTTTGAGGAAAATGATTTAGCTCTTACCACGGATTATGCTCATGAAATGACCGTACTCAGCACCCAGATTGATACTGCATCTCAAAATGCAAAGGAGGCAGCAGTAAAGGTTAAAGAACTGCATGGCTTGCTGACACAGGCTCAAACAGATTATACAGAGGCTTGTGCTCAGCTCAAAGTTCAATCTGAAAAGAATGAAACTAATCGTATTGAATGTGCCCAGCGCTTAGAGAAATTGGCCAAAGCGGTGAAGCGTCTGCAAAATAAGACAGATGCCCTAAATGAGGATGAGCGCATTAAAAAGCGTGAAGCTACCTCTCTTGAAAACCAGTTGGCCGGTGTCATCCAATGTCCTAAATGTAAGCATGAGTTTACCCTCAATGCACAGCTTGACATCATCGAAGCCCGTAAAAGTCTAAAAGCTGTCAAAGACGCTATTGTACAGATTGGTAAAGACATTATTGCTAACAACAAAGAGTACGAAAAGACGATAGCAGACGGTAAAAATCAGCGTGAAATAGAAACCACTCTGGACAATGAACGTCGTAAGATCCAACAGGATTCTGATGCAGCAGAACAAACGCTGAAACTCGCACAGCTAACCTATGCTCAACAAGAAACCAAAGTAGCAAGTGCAAACTTTCAGCTTGCTTCTGTACAAGACAAATTGTCGAAAATCCGTAAGCGCATTTTCGACGAAGTATTTGAAATCATTGATAACGCATATAAACGTCGCGAAAACCAAATCAAATCTTTGGAAGAGGATGTAAATACAATGAAAGGTTCTATTGCCTCGTATAAAAAGGCAATTGAAGATGCTAAGAGCTCTTCAGAAGAAGATGTGCTCACATCATTAAAGAAGAGCCAATCAGAGTATCAGCAAGCTCTACAAAAAGCCATAGAAGCTAAGAATGAGGTAGAAGAAAGACTGAATAAATTGAAAGCTCAAGAGACACATTTTATTGAGTTCAAAACGTACCTTGCTAATACAAAAATCAATGCCATTTCCCAGATTACAAATGAATTTCTGGAGACGATTGGTAGCGATATACGAGTTGCCCTTTCTGGATATACCATTTTGAAATCCGGCAAAGTACGCGACAAAATTTCTGTCTCATTGCTGAGAGACGGGGTTGATTGCGGTTCATTTGAGAAGTTCTCAGCTGGAGAACGGGTTCGAGTTGAATTAGCAAGCATCCTGAGCATGAATCAATTGACGAATCTGAATTGCGAAGATGGGAAGGGACTTGACCTTCTTATTGCGGAT